GCACGGCGTTCTTCGGCGGCGCGGCGCTGGGCTTCCAGCTGCTTGTGGCGCTGCTGCACGATCTGGCAGGCAGAGCCAAGGTCGAGCGATTTCTGATATTCGACCATGATTTCATCACGGTCCGGGTTTTCCTCCAGCGCGGCGCAGTCACGGACGATTTTTGTGACGCTCTGGGTGATAGCGGCCTTCATGGCTTTGGGTGTGCAGGTCAGCGTGACCTTGAGATTCATCTGTTCAAACTTCAGCCAATCCAGCCCGAAGCCACTGGTCAGTTCGTTAAAGAAAGCCCGGATATCGTCCTCTTTCTGCTGCTTGATGCCGACCTCCACATCAGCAATTTTCTTGCCAAGCGCTTCATCGGCGGCTTTGTAGGGGTTCGAGACGCACTCTTTGTAGACAGCTTCAAACTGTTCGTAGGGGGTCATAATGGCTTTTTTAACGGCCATGCGCTGGGCCTCGTAACCCTCCAACTCCTTGCGGACTTCGGTGCGGATCTTCTTGACATCGGTGCGGGTTTCCTCGGTCACGGCCAGAGCCATGACGGCGCTGGTCCGCTGTTCGATTTTGGCTTTGACATCCCGCAGCCGCTCCTCAATGATGGGCAGCTGTTTTAAGTTGATGACTTGCAGTTGTTCGGAATTTCCGTCCATGTGGTATACTCCTTTCTTTGTGTGCGGGGTTTAGAAAAGCTCCCGCGTGATGGTGATTTTTTCGCGTGTCTTAGCGCCGAAGTTGCCGCTCTCCAGCATCCCGGTCTTGCGGAACTCCGACTCGGTGTAGATATCCGAGCATGCCGTTATGCCGTTGACTGCTCGGTGGAAAGCGGTAAACGCCTGCACGGCGATGGTTATGGATGGAGCTTCAACCTCCGTCCAGCCGCCCTCGTAGGCCATGCCGCTGCTGCTGTAGGTGAAATAGAACTTCATCGAAAACGCTCCTTGTCAGTCGCAAAACGGTTCGCAGACTTTGAACTCGAAACCGCCGTCAATCTCTCTGATAGCGTAGTAACCAGCAAAGCTGAAATGGGGCGCTCCATAGGCGATGTTTGCTTTCCATTCTGCGTGAACCGGACGAACCCTTCCGTGACAGAGCTTTTCAAAGCACCATTTGACAACTTCATCCTGCGGAAGATTTGTCTGAACATTCCAGATGCGAAAAAAGTCGCCATACGGCTTATATTGCCCGCAGTGGGTTTGTTTTGCTTCAATCATTTTGTACCTCTCATTTTCCGAAGCATTCGGTGACTTCCCACGCATTGCGGGTCGTCATGCACTGGTCGCAGCCAACAATCTCGTTGTCGGCGCTAATGTAGATGGTTTCGCAGGTCTGCTCGCAGATTGGGCAGACAGGGTAGGTCGGGTCTTTGCCGTCACGGTAGCCGGTGTTCCGCAGGTTGCGGATGTAGGCGGCATCGGGCAGATTACTCACGGTGGCCACGCTCCTTATCGTCCAGCTTGAACCAGATTCCAAGGCAGGTATTTACGCCCAGCAGACAGCTGATGAACAGAATCACGCCGTTCAGCAGGGGCATATCGCCATCGGCCACGGAAACCACGGCCATCAGCACCACCAGCATCAGCGCAAGGCAGACAAACTGCATTGCCTTTTTCAGCAAACGGATCATGCTTCACCCTCCCATCTGCACCGGCCCGGCAGCGTTGCCATGATGACATCCCCCAGAACATGGGCAATGTCATCGGGCAGACCTAGCTCCGGGCCGTAGGCGCTGGTCAGAACCACCGTGCCGAAAATCTTCGTGCAGGCCAGAAAACTGGCAACCTCGTTGACAACGGGCCTCGGCCATTGCAGGCGGGCATCCTCGTCCACCATCAGCAGGTAGTGACCCTCGATGTTGCGGACGGGAACGGTCTCCACATAGCCGCCGACAACTTTCTGCACATCCTCCAGCGCCGGTGCGGTAAAGGTCTGCACCCGCATATCGCCGTTGGTGGCGATTACAAGTCCTCGCATCATTTTCTATCCTCCTCTCATAAAATCCCGCGAGCTTTGAGTTTGATTTCCATTTCGTCCATCCGTTCCTTGGCATCGGGGCGATCCATAAAGGCGTAGAAGCACTTCGTAAAGGCCGCCGCAAAATTTTCCATGTGTTCATCAGATGCGCCAAGGGGATTTTTTGGTTTGATTTCTTGCGAGGGCATTTGGTTCACCTCCTTTTGTCAAAAGCTCGTTTGTAGATTATTCATCTACATCGTTGGCAAAAAAAATGGGCTCTTTCTCCTCAATGGAAATTTCCAGCAAATCGCATAGCCCTTTGATTTCCGGTGCTGTAAACTCGGTCTTGTTATTGAGCTTATTTAAAAAACCCTGATAAGACAGTCCGATTTTCGCTGCGATGTACTTCAGCTTGTACCCGGAATTCTCAATTTTCGCCTTGAGCAAATAGGTATTCGTCATTTATGTCACCTCTTTTCGTAGCTAGCGTGTAGATGTTTCATCTACTGGTTCGTATATTACCACCATGTAGCTTGATTGTCAACAATTTTTTATCAAAACTTGAAAAAATGTTGACGCTGGAGCTACTGCGTATTATAATAAAGGCATCAGATTCAAGGAGATAAGCAGAATGACGATTGGACAGAGAATCAAAATCCGCCGCGAAGAACTTAATATGTCTCAGGACGACCTCGCAAAAAAGGTTGGATACAAGTCACGGTCATCAATCAATAAAATCGAACTGGACCTGTATTCTTTGAAACAGTCCAAAATCAAAGCCATTGCTGACGCGCTGGAGACCACGCCATCTTACATCATGGGCTGGGATGAAGAAGCCGAAGAAGCAAAAAAGGCTGCCCCCAGTGAAGAGGACAGCCTTAATGCAGAAATTATCAAGTTGTTTATGGGTCTGACTGCCGATCAGAAGAAAGAGGCGTTGAATTATCTGCGCTACCTTTCAACGAAATCAGAAAATCCCTGAACGCGATTTTGTCATCGTAGGACAGGCCGGACAATAGCATAGTGAGTTCCTTCAACTCATCGGGGTTCATACCACTTCACTCCATTCCCAAAAATATTGCCGGCATATCCGCATTATATCACAGGCGCACGGTTTTTGCATGAAAATGCAAGAATATAGCAAAAGAATGTAAAATCAATCGAGGAGGTTTTCATCATGGCAGAGAATGAGAAGATTATCGGCCGTTGCAAATTCCTCAAGCCTTGGCCAGATTGGGATGAATCTATCCATGCTGACGAAGCACAGATCTCCCGGCAGGGGCGGGCAATGACTTATCCGTTCGACTTCAAAATCAACAAGCGAAAGAAGACGGGCACGTTCTCCAGCACATCAGATTTGCCGTTCTATACGACCACGTTGAGCGAGTGCAACTGCTATGACTTTCAGGGTCGGAAGCTCCCATGCAAGCACATCTACCGCCTGGCCGTTGAACTCGGCATCATCGAGATCATCAAAAGGGCGCCTGGCGGATATAACAAGGAGCAGCTGGATAATATCAAGAATTCCGCTGATATCGATTCCGACCCGGAGCAAATCAAGCGCATCGCAAAAGCCAAGGAGCCGAAGTGCGCTCCGCAATCTATCGACTATGAAGCCAGGACGGGTGTTTTCAAGGGGTCCGGCAAAAAGCCGTATGAGGTCACCGAAACCACCTGCACCTGCCGAGATTATTTTGTCCGCAAGCTGCCGTGCAAGCATATCTACCGGCTGCGCATGGAGCTTGCCAAGGCTGACGGCGAATAGTTTTCACCAAAAAAGGAGCATGACGGCATGAGAAAAAAGTCCAACCTCAATGCGGCTACTCGTGCCGTCATCTATGCCAGGTATTCCAGCGCCAACCAGCGCGATTGCTCCATTGAGCAGCAGGTAGCCAAATGCCGCGAGCTGGCCGCTCGTCTCGGCCTGACCGTCATCGAAGACCGCGCCATCAGCGGCAAAACGGACCGCCGCCCGAACTTCCAGCGCATGATGAAAGATGCCGATCTGCGGCAGTTCGATGTAGTTCTTGCATGGAAGTCCAACCGCATGGGTCGGAATATGCTGCAAGCCATGACGAATGAGGAACGGCTGCGCGATAACGGCATCCGTACCGTCTACGCCGAGGAAGATTTTGACGATACCGCTGCGGGCCGCTTCGCCCTGCGGAACATGATGAATGTCAATCAGTTCTATTCGGAGAACATGGCTGAGGACATCACGCGCGGCCTGATGGACAATGCTGCAAAGTGCCTGTCCAACGGCATCCTGCCGCTCGGCTACAAACCGGGCGATGACCGCCATGTCGTGCTGGATGAAGCAGAGGCCGCTATCGTGCAAGAGATCTTCACTCGCGTTTCGTGCTATGAACCGTTCATCGACATTGCCCGCGATCTGAACCGCCGGGGCATCAAGACGAAAAAAGGCTCCGAGTGGGGGCGCAGCAGCTTTCACACAATCTGCCGCAACGAGCGGTACAGGGGCATCTACATTTACCGCGATGTTCGCATTGAGGGCGGTATGCCGCGTATCGTCTCGGACGAGCTTTTCTACAAAGTGCAGGAGGTATTGAAAGTGAAGAAGAACCCGCAGGGCCGCCGTAAGCGCAGCGGCTATGAAGAATATCTGCTGACCGGAAAGCTGTTCTGCGGCCACTGCGGCAGCCCCATGACGGGCATCGCTGGCACCAGCAAGACCGGGGCCATGCACTATTACTACACCTGCCAGAAACGCCGCACTGACCACAGCTGTGATAAGAAAGCCGTCCGCCGCGACCAGATTGAGAGGGCCGTGGGCGTTGCTATTCAGCAGCAGCTTCTCACCGATGAAAATATTCAGATGATGGCCGACAAGCTGATGGAGTACAACGCCCGCACGGAAACCAAATATCGTTTGCAGGGGCTGCAGGATCAGCTGAACGCCAACAAAACGGCAACTGCCAACATTTTGAAGGCGATTGAAATGGGCATCATAACGGATGCCACGAAAGCCCGTTTGCTGGAGCTGGAAAAGGAGCAGGGCCAGCTGCTTGTCAAGATTGACGAGGCCAAGGCCGAAATGGTTCCCATCAGCCGTAATGACTTTGTCAAGCTGCTATATATCTACAAAGAGGGCGAACCGACTGACAAAAAATATCTTGCCGCCCTGTTTGACAACTTCCTCGTCCGGGTCGATCTGTATGACGATCACCTCAAGATTACCTTTGACCCGACAGGAGGACGGCAGCCGATAGATATGCCCATCGGCGCGGAAGAATCTCCCGAAAGTCCGGGCGATTCTTCCGAATCCTCGAATTTTGAAGCATCCTCACAGGATGCAGAAAAGTTCGTTTTGGCTCTCCACAACTGCACCAAAATCCTCGAACGTTTGTTCGGGGATTTTTTGTTTTAGTGATTTGTTTGGGATGACAAGCATCGTCCCCCGCACCGTAGGGGCGGATTCTATATCCGCCCGCGGAGCCTTGCCATTACTGCAAACGTACCGGATCGCTGGCGAGCATTGACCTCCACAGCGCTGGCGGTTCGCGTTTTTTCGCTATAGATACAGCAACAGCCCCGGTCCTGCACTGGAACCGGGGCTGTACGATTTTATATCAACTTTACGCCATGAAATCCGGCAGGGGCTTGCCCTCCTTCAGCCATTGGTGATACTCGGCGGTAGCGGCAAACTCAACGTCGCCAGCGGAGTTCAGCGCCGTCTCGACCGAATCCTGGATGACACCAATGATAAAGCCGACACCAACGACCTGCATCGCAATGTCATTGGAGATGCCGAACAGCGAGCAGGCCATAGGGATCAGCAGCAGCGAACCGCCCGCAACGCCGGAGGCACCGCACGCGCCCAGTGCCGACATGATGGACAGCAGGATGGCGGCGGGCAAAGAGACCTCCATGCCCAGCGTGTTGGCCGCAGCCAGCGTCATGATCGTGATGGTGATGGCCGCGCCGTCCATGTTGATAGTCGCACCAAGCGGAATAGAGACGGAGTAGATGTCCTTATCCAGGCCGAGCTTCTCACACAGAGACATATTGACCGGGATGTTGGCCGCGGAACTGCGGGTAAAAAAGGCGGTCAGGCCGCTCTCACGCAGACAGCGAAGCACCAGCGGGTACGGGTTGCGGTGCATATAGATGAAGATGATCAGCGGATTGATGACCAGCGCCATCAGCAGCATAGTGCCGACCAGCAAAAGCAGCAGGCGGCCATACTGAGTGAAGATAGACAGGCCGTTGTCCGACACATTGACGAAAACCAGTCCCATGATGCCGAACGGTGCCAGGTTGATGATCCAGCGCACGATGGTGGAGACCGCGTCCGCAGTGTTGGCCATAAAGTCCTTAGTCGTGTCACTTCCCAGGCGCTTCATCGCCAGGCCGAACAGACAGGCCCACATCAGGATGCCGATGTAGTTGCCGTTCATGATCGACGCCACCGGGTTGGAAACAATGTTGGCCAGCAGCGTGTGCATAACATCACCCAGACCCTGCGGCACAACGTCCGCCGTGGCGGCCTCGGCCAGAACCAGCGTCTGCGGGAACAGCTTGCTGGTCACCACGCTCAGCGCCGCGGCCACAAAGGTCGTCAGCATATACAGCCAGACAACGGTGCCGAAGCGGCGGTCCAGCTTGGATGAACCCTGTGCCAGTGCGCTGGCAACGATGACGAAAACCAGCACCGGGGCAATGCCCTTCAACGCGCCGACAAACAGGCTGCCGAATTCTTCCAGCCATACGGCACCGGGGCAGATCAGTGCCAGCGCCGCACCGATAAGCAGACCGATGGCAATACGCAGGATCAAGCTGGTCTCGTTGTACTTGGCGGCCAGCGACTTGACCGCCTTGGTGAATCGATTCATGTGAAGTTCCTCTTCCTTATTATAATAGTCGGGCACGTTTTGCAGGGTGTGTGCCGTTTGCAGCCGCCCGCACAGGCGGCTTGCGTGACAATCCACATTATAGCGCATCCCGTGCAGATTGCAAGAGAAGTACAGCTGTAGTACCATCAAAAACAGTCAATTCTGGTTGGTGTAACGCGGGGAAAAAATTGCAAAAAAATGTTTTTGTGTGCAGGATAGGTGTATTTGCACTGCGTACATTTTGCGGTTGCATAGGGCAACAAGTCTACCGCGCCGCAGGGGTCAATGCTCGCCAGCGACCCGGGACGTTTGCAGTAACGGCAAGTCTCCGCGGGCGGATACGGAATCCGCCCCTACGGTGCGGGGACGATGCTTGTCATCCCAAACAAATCAATAAAACAAAAAATCCCCGAACAAACGTTCGAGGATTTTGTCTCGACGTGACAAAAAAGATACCCTGTCTCAAAATTCATCCGATTTTTTGTTTGCTCTTTTAGGGCAATCGTGGCGGCCATTGCAGCATCCATTCCAGATAGTCGGCGCGCGTTATTTTCCTTACGGAAAGAGAATGCTTTTGGTCAGCCCAATCAAGCAGCAATCTATTTAGTGGAAGTTGTTCAGAATAAATTATCGGGCTGACTGTCTTTCCGGGTGGTGTGTTCGCCGTTCTACTCGTTGCCAGTTGCAAAACACCTTCATGTTCCCAATCGTACCATATCAAAATTCGAAGCAGGTCGATTGGTGTCTCGTCCGGCATAAGGAAAATTTCTTCGCGGATGTTCATGGCTTTTGCAATTTCTTTTAAACGGTTTGCCTTTGGGCTGCGATACCCCATTTCATATTGTGCAATGCGGTTCGCGCTGCTCTTTCCGTATCCGAGCATCTCACCCAATTTTTGTTGTGTAAGGCCGCGATGCTCGCGTACCAGTTTGATCCGTGATCCTGTATCCATCGTGTAATAGCTCACTTTCCCAAAAAGTAATACCCGCATCAGCAAGCGTTTTCGACTTGCCAGTGCGGGCGTTTGTGTATGAGTGAATGGCTCTATATAAGGTCAATCTTTTGGGTATAACCGCCGATAAAGTAGATTTCGATTTCTTGCCGTGAGTGGACAATAACCTTTTCGATGATTCTTGCGGTAAGGATGTCATCGTATTCCTTTATTAAAAGGTCTTGCGCCGTCAGCTGTTTGGTTGCTTCTTCGTCCTCCCCCTTACCATCCGTACTTTCTGCGATATTTGCTTTCAGTATTTTGATTTTACCGCTGAGTTTTCTCAGCTTATCATCAAGGAACGGTGTACTCTCGTCAAGTTCCAGTGACATTTCAAGCAGACGATCAAATTCTTGCTGTGCTTTTTCTAGCTGCATTTGAAGCTGGGCTTTCAAGTTTTCTCCTGCTTTCATTTGACGGAGAATACCGTCAAGTTGTGCAGCAACTTCATCGGTAAAGTTTGCGGCCAGATTCTGCACAGCTTTCAAAATAGCCTGATGCAATTCTTCTTCCGGGATTGACGGTGAATGACTGCAAAATTTTGTTCCGTATTCGAGTCGATTGACGCATCTCCAAACGATTTGTTTTCTGCCGTGGATGTTCCAAGTAACCCGCTTATAAGGGCTGCCACAGTCTCCGCAGACCAGTCGTTCGGATAAGGCATATTTGCTGTTATAGCGGCCTTGGTGTCGTTTGCGTTGGTTAGCTGCCGACTTACTATTGCGGCGGGCGATTTCAGCCTGCACCTCACGGAACATCTGCTTGGTGACGATACCTTCATGGTTGTTTTCAATGTAGTATTGTGGCAACTGACCCGTGTTTTTCTTGGAAACGCCTGTCAGTACATCCTCGATAAAGGTCTTTTGCAGCAGCACATCGCCACAGTATTTCTCATTTTGGAGAATCCGCTGTACGCTCTCGGACGACCACTTTTTGTTTCCTCTTGCAGTCAGAACCCCGCCCGCTTCCAGTTTCTTTTTAATGGTCAGTAGACTGGCTCCTTGCAGATAGCTGTTGAATATCATGCGAATCACTTCGGCTTCTTCGGGGATTACCTCTGGTTTACCATCCAAGCCTTTTCGGTAGCCAAGTATCTGTCCATAGGGAAACGGGAATTTTCCCTGCCTAAACCCCATTCGTTTACCGCGTGCTACGTTCTGCGAAATCGACTCACTTTCCGCCTGTGCAAAGGCGCTCAGCACCGTCAGAATCATTTCGGAGTTCATTGTTGACGTGTTGATGTTTTCTTTTTCAAAAATCACCGCAATGCCGATTGCTTTCAGCATTCGGACATATTGGATGCTGTCCAGCGTGTTGCGGGCGAAGCGCGAAATGGATTTTGTAAGGATTAGGTCGATTTTCTTCTTTTTGCAGTCTTGAATCATCTGGTTAAATCCGTCACGCTTTTTTGTATGGATGCCGGAGATACCGTCGTCGGCATAAATCCCGGCCAGTTCCCATTCTGAGGTTGAGTTGATTTTCTCAGTGTAGTACAGTTTCTGCGTTTCAAAACTTCCCTGTTGTTCTTCTTCCTCGGTGCTGACGCGGCAGTAGGCCGCCACTCGCATTTTTCGCATGGTGTTGTTTTTCCCACTGCGTATCTGTCTAGTGGCTGGAATTTCGATGATTCTTGCGTTGCTCATGGTGCTCTTCCTTATTATAATGTCTGTCCGTTTCGCAGTTTGATGTCGATATGTGTATCGAGGTGTAAGATGATTTTGCTGACGATGGAGCTGTAGAATGATTCTGGAAATGTATCTGTGGGTTTGAATTCTTTGCAGGCGCGCTTGATTTGCATTGTTGTCGGATCGTCATCCCCTGCTGCGCAGTAATTAAATTGCAGTTCTGCTCGGCGCAGAATTTTGTCGATGATTGCATCTGCATCCAGCTCTGGTAATGCAAGGGCTGTGTGAATCTCATGATCCAGCTGAGCAACTTCTATTGACCGGGTGTTGCATTGTTCCTTTGGATTGTGGATTATTTCCGGGTGCTGTTGGATTTGGTATAACCTATCCACGATTTGTTGTGCCATGTTTTCAGGTTGCATCGGCTTTGACCACATTCCGCACTGTCGGCAAGTCCATTGTTGGGTTCTAGGTCGCCAGTATAGGCGCTCACCGCAGCAGGCACACTGCATATCGCTTCGAAATGATTTTAGCACTGCTGAATATGTTACGGTTTTATTGCTTCGGATGCTGGCAGCTTGGCTGTAAACTTCTTTTGAAATAATGGCTGGGTATCCTTTGGCTCCACAGTAAATCTCATTTGCAAGTATGCGGGCAACGATATTTTTGTTCCAGCTATTATCTGAAAAGTGATAGGCTGTGCCACTTGTGGTCAAGTATTCTGCAATTTCCTTAAAACTCTGTCCTTCGGTATACGCATAGAATATGTGTTGTACAGTTGCGGCTTGTTCCGTGTTGATGACTGAATCTCCATTTTGAATCTGATAGCCGAAAGGAATGTATCTGTTCTTCATGTGGCTGCACGGCTTTCTGATAACTTCATGCCATTGATGAGTTCGAATTGGATTGCCGTATTGCTGATCAGCACTTTTTTCACAAGCTCTTTAAAGACAGACTCGTCAAATAATTCCAGCGGCGGTGTACTGGAAAGTTTCTTCTGGATGAGTCTTGTTTTTTGTAGAATTTTTTCCGATGTGTTAGACATATCATTTCGTGAAAGCTGTTGTTTCCTTTCCCTGATTTGCTGCTCAATGGCTGCACTTCGCTCTATAAATTGTGGTTCCTCAATATAACCTAGTGTATGGATTCTGGTAAGATTGTGTTTCTGTTTTGCAAGATGCTGAATATCTTCTCCAAGTGCAAGGCGTTTTTTATATTTTTGTTCTTGCAAATGCCGTAACCCAAGCAGGTCATCCACAAGTGGTTCCAGAATCGTTTTCTGATTACATTGCAGTCGATTATAGATTGACAAAAACGCCTGTTGGAGTTCATCCTCACGGATTGATTTGAGTAGGCAAAGAGCTTTCGATTGCAAATGCGTTCGGCAGCACCATACAAATCCTTGCGTGGGCGGCCCTTTTCTAGAGCATATAGCGCCGCATATTGAGCAGTAGATTTTCTTTGAAAATACACAAGTTCTATCAATCTCCCCTGTAATGCTTTTCTTTGCAAGTAGGTTCTGTACCTTTTCGTAATCGGTCTTAGAAATTATACCTTCATGCGTTTCCATCGCATAGTATTTTGAGCGCTGACCGGTATTAAGATACCTTTTCAATGGGAGTGAATCCGTTGTGTAGGTTTTTTGGTACAAGCTGTCTCCAATATATTTCTCATTACGCAGGATTGCATGAATCGTTCGGGGATTCCATTTGCTATTTTCTTTTGGATATATTGTATTTAAATGCTCAGCAATTTCATTTATGCTCATTCCAGACAGGTAACTTTTGAAAATATCGTTGACAATCATTGCGTTATTTTTTTCTGGCACGAGCTGGTGATTGATTTGCGTGTACCCAAACGGTGTAGCGTTGGTGATATAGTTACCTGCACGCATCCGTTTGTGTATTCCCCACTTCATATTCTGTGAGATGGACAGCGATTCCTCCTGTGCCACGGCGCAGATCATACTCAGCAGCATTTCACCGTTGGAGGTCTCGGTATCGAAGCCCTCTTTTTCAAAGGCTACCGTCACACCAAGGCTTTTCAGTTCACGAACCGATGACAGTGCATCCGCCGTGTTGCGGGCAAAGCGGGATGCCGACTTAACCAGCACACGGTCAATCAGTCCGGCACGGCAGTCGTCCATCAGGCGGTTGAACTGCTCACGACGCTTCGTGCTGGTGCCGGTGATACCCTCATCAGTGTAAATTCCAGCGAACTCCCAGTTGGGGTTTTCCTGTATCAAGTGGGTGTAGTAATCCACCTGCACGGCCAGCGAGTTTAGCTGATCCTCGGAATCGCTGCTGACGCGGGCATAGGCCGCCACGCGCAGACGCTTCGGTTGTTGCTGGATTGGCTGGATAACTTGGACTTGTGGCATGAGAGTTCTCCTAAATGCTTGCACTCATTGCGCGAAGTGTGTCCAGTATCTTTTTCCCTGTAGGAGAATTGGTGGAGAAGCGCTCTTTTTCAAAATCAGTTGTTATACCAAGGCTCTGCAATTCTTGCAGGATTGTCAGCAGGTCTGCTGTACGGCGGGCAAGATGTGTCGTTGACTGCACCACAATGCAGTTGACACGTCCTGCACGGCAGTCAGTCAGCAATCGGTTGAGTTCCGGGCGTTGGCGCAGATCCGTACCCGTAACGCCATAGTCAGCATAAATCGCCATATGTTTAGGTAATTCTTCACGTTGCAATGCAGGGTGGGTTGCACCTTTATCCACACAGATGTAACGCGCCATGGATTTTCTATCTGCTATTTGTGGCATGACTTTCTCCTTTGCATTTGACGCTGTGACATTCTTTTTATCACATACAACATACTCGAAAGGCAGGTCAAAAGCTATTCACGAGAACCACTAAACTTCTCGGCGCAAAACGCCGCATTTCCGGGCATAACCAACATTTGTGCGCTGGCAGATGTCCCTAGGCAATCTTCCGTTTGCGGCAGCGGATACCAGCGCGGCATAGGCCAGTGCATATTTCAGCTCCTGTTCCAGTCTTACGGGAAACGGGTCAATTTGCATCGACAGCCACCTCCCATGGCACTCTTTTTCCGGTTCGCGCGGTACGAGCCAGGATGCGACTCTCCAACCCTGTCAGATAGAGTTCATATTGTAGATTGGTTTCGGTCGTAATCAGTACGGCACTGTAATTTTGCAGAAAGCGTAGGATGCGGTACAAGATTGTAATGTCGTGGCTCAAACGGTCAAGGCTCTGCACCATGACGGCATTGACACGCCCCTGTTGCACAGCGGTGAGCATGGCAAACAAATCAGGTCGCCAGAACTCGGTGCCGTACTTCTGCTCCATGCAGGAGTTGACGATGATGTAGCCGCGCCTGTCGGCTTCGCGCATGACATCGGCAAGCTGTTCTTCCAATGCGGGCAGGTTCGGTGCGGCACTGCGGGCGAACGCCCAAATTTTGTATTCTTTCATGGGCGCACCTCAGAATTGATCCATAAGTGGGAGACGGACATCAAAGCGGGGCTTGCCAAAGGAGGCCCGCGTGAAGC